TTTATGTAAACGGGTTAATGAAAACAATAAGTTAGAGTAAAAACAATAAGTTGGGTTGGTGGTCAGTGGTGGTTATTACGGGGTAATGCCAACCGCTGCCGCCACTTTGTCGCCATTAAGAAGGTGATGACTGGTCTTTGATAGCTAGAAGTCCCCATGAGAAAACTTCTTTGGCATCGCTTATTAAACCATCCTCTATAAATTGCTGTGTCTCAGCCCATTCCATATCACTGACATAGTGTACTAGCGTATTTGTCTGGATTGGGATTTCTTCAAATTGCTCGATTCGACGTTTGAAACTACATTCAGGATCTGAACAACGGCATGTGCGTCTTATATCATCTACCCTACAGAGTAAAAGGGAGTAGGGGGTCTCAAGTGGTGCACAGTAGTCAACCCGATAGTTATGAGATCGTGTTGGCTGGATGTTATGAAGGGGATCTAAAAGCACAATATTAAAAATTTGGTTCTCATCCCAAAAGCCAACAACTCTACCAAGGGCAGTAGATATCTGAAATTGTAGTAAGGGGTATTCTTCGTCATTTTCAAGGTAATCAGTGTCAATCCATGTCAACTGGCTACGTTGTACGGGTATATTTCTTTGTTCCCAGTTTATTGAATGATAGCGCCATGCCTCTCTATCGGCCCCACTGGTAATAAAGCCTTTGACATCTTTTTGAGAAAGCTCAGATAATTTTCCAATTAGTGAAACAAACCAGCCTGAATTGGTACGGTCTAACCCAAAATTATCAATTTGACGCCAATAACGAAAAGAAAATGCCCACTTTTTTTCGGGTGCAGAGGGCGTTTTTGGGGTCTGTGCCGCTGTTGGTTGATTTGCCCCTAATGAAGGGCGGTAGGCGTTCACCATGGCTATTAATTTAATCGGCTACGATAAAAGTCTCTTGTTATGTTGCGATCGATGACTACTTCACAACGTGCTGAAGGTCTGTAACCCTCACGAGCCTTAATCCATGGTTCTTCTTTATGAGTCATATCTTCAAGTTGTGCGCCAGAAAAAGCACCGTAGACTTCAAGAACGCCATCAATATGAGCTGCGGTTGCGGCTGGAATGGATGAAAGATCAAACCCAGGAGTGCGATCTGCAATCGTTATGTCCGAATACAGTGATTTTGTAGAAGAGAACCGGTTATAAATCGCACGGCTTACTGGGCCATGAATCCAAGCTTGAAACTCCTCATCCACTAACTTTTTATCGAAAAAAGCTAGATACCAAGCATCTGCGTAATAAGCTAATTTTTGCAGCTTCAAATTAGACATAGTTTCACCTGAAGCTAAGATTTTTGTGATGATGTAATCACATAATTGGTTAATATTTATCATTATTTATCCCTCTAGGCTTGGTGTCTAAGCAGCCAATCTTATTAAAGATATCGACCGTTAGAAATCTTTGAATACCAAGTTAACTTATAGTGGCATACATAGCTGAATAAATCGAGATTCAAACGTGCTAAAATGTGATGAATATGGATGAGCAGTGCTTTCATTTTACGTAGTTACCATAGTTGCTAATGGATTAAAACGTAGCGCTGTTTCTAGGTGGTCAGGAGCCAGATGAGCATAGCGCATGGTCATTTTTATGTCGTGATGCCCAAGGATTTTCTGCAGAGCCAGGATGTTTCCGCCGGACATCATAAAGTGTGCTGCGAACGTATGACGCAGAACGTGTGTTAGCTGACCGCGTGGAAGCACAATAGAAGTCTTATCCATTACAGATAAAAACTGGAAGTAGCAGTCAGTGAAGAAATTGAAACCGTCTAGGGCAATGATTTCCTCATACAGCTCTTTGCTAATCGGAATGCTTCGGTTCTTTTTGCCTTTGGTCCTGACGAATGTGATCCGGTATTTCGTAACCTGAGAACGGGTTAGGTTCACAGCTTCGCGCCAGCGTGCTCCGGTGCTCAGACAGATTTTAACGACAAGAGCGAGCAGGGGACTTTGGCGGTTGCAGTCGTACAATAGCTCGGTAATTTGTTCATGCGTCAGCCAGGCCATCTCCTTTTCTGCGATGGTGAATTTTCGCATGTTCTCCAGTGGGTTCGGATACGACCATTCGCCCAGGCGGGATAGTTCGCTAAAAACACTACTTAGATAGCTTTGCTCCAGGTTAATGGTGACCGGGCTTGCTCCTTTCTTCCATTTCTCGCTGAAGTAGATCTCGCCTGTCAGGCGTTTATCTCGATAGTGGGCAAACATTTTAGAGGTGAGATCAGTTGCAAGGGGATTGCCCAGAGCGTCAACCATCAGCAGCAATTTGTCATAGACATGCTGCCCAGCAGTCAGTGATTTACCATGTAGTTTGAACCATAGCTCAACCACGTCTTTTAGTGTTCGACGATCCACTGATTCACCTAGCCAGGGCTTTGCTTCGGTTTCTTCCATCGTGTGACGCTCAAAAGCCAGTGCTTCGCCTTTGGTGGCGAATTGTTTACGCACACGACGCCCACTACGTCCGGCGGGGTAACATTCGCAAAGCCATTTTCCTGTGGTGAGTTTTCGTACAGCCATAAAAAATGCCCTCCAATAGAGAGCATTTTTACTGTATGTATAACCAGTGTCAATATATGAAATCCTGCGACCATACATCTCACTGAAGCCATAATGAAGTAGGCTATTCTTTTTGCTATGTGAGCATGTAACTTTTGCGGTTAACCTGTGGCTCATTTTTATTTTAGGCGCAGATATAAAAGCAAAAGTTATCGTGAGTTTTTAGTACAGATTTTTTTGGATTTACTAATAGTTCCATCATTGCAAACGAATTTGCCATCTGAGGTACAGTGAGAAACACCTCCCTTTTTCCCTGAGCAGGGATAATTTCTAGCATAGGTAGCTAGTGGGTTTAATAACAAAGAACATGACAAAACCACAAAAAATACCTTACCAAGCATAATTTCCTCCCGGTACTATTTAACATACTTGACTGTTAAACTTATAATTTTACCAATTATTTCAATGTCTTCTATCTTGCATTCGAAGGCTCTGTTTCCACCCTCGACGAAGATTCTTCCACCGGGTAAACGAGTAATGTCACGGATCGTTATTTCGCCATCAATACTTATTACCCATTTACCATCACGTATATCATCAAATTCCTTATCACAAATAAATTCAGAATTATTATCTGTGATTACAAAAAGATTCTTGAATGCCGACGGTAGAAATTCTCTATCGAAAATATAAAAACCGTCTTCACACAAGGCCCCATCAGATAATACATATTTAGCAACTTCCATAGTATTTGTATTACCTGAAGTTTGCTTTGAACCATGCCCGGTTGTGAGCCAATTAAGCGAGGTGCCTGTTTCAAGGGCGCACTGGATTACCCATTCTGCTGGGAATGAGTCACGCATGTAGCGTGTGGCGAGTGTACTTTTAGAGATTCCTAAATGATCGCACAACGCCTGTCGAGTCTTGAATCCATAAGCTTCTACCATGCGCTCTATAGCGCCTCGTCCGCCTTTCTCCAAATTCATGGTCACTCCAAGTGAACTTTTATCTTGACGATTTCACTGTGCGATCGTATGTTTATGGTGTTCACAAAATACAAACGATCCGTATTCGTCCTGATTAATCATCATTAAACGAGGAATGTTGCATCATGAGACCTAACATTTCAATCACTCTTACTACACCTCATGTGACTATTGAACGCTATAGCGAGCTGACAGGGCTATCCATCGATACCATCAATGACATGTTGGCTGATGGACGCCTTATCCGTCACCGTCTGCGCAAAGATAAAAAACGCGAAAAAGTGATGATCAACATAGCAGCAATGACCGTTGATGCGCTTTCAGAATGCAATCTAAACCTTAATTAGTTCGATTCTGAAATACATCAGAGGCATTGACCATGTTTGATTACCAAGTTTCCAAACATCCACATTTTGATGAATCCTGTCGTGCATTCGCATTGCGCCACAACCTGGTGCAACTGGCAGAACGTGCTGGCATGAATGTGCAGATTCTGCGGAACAAGTTGAACCCAGCTCAACCTCATTTATTAACCGCACCAGAAATCTGGCTGCTTACCGATCTGACTGAAGATTCAACGCTGGTAGATGGTTTTCTGGCTCAGATTCACTGCCTGCCATGCGTACCGATTAATGAGGTGGCAAAAGAGAAACTGCCACATTACGTCATGAGTGCAACCGCAGAGATCGGGCGTGTTGCTGCAGGTGCGGTATCTGGCGATGTAAAAACCAGTGCAGGTCGTCGTGATGCTATCAGCAGCATTAACTCTGTAACACGACTGATGGCGTTGGCTGCTGTTTCATTGCAGGCCCGTTTACAGGCTAACCCTGCGATGGCGAGTGCAGTTGATACCGTGACTGGCCTCGGTGCTTCATTTGGTTTGCTGTGAGGTGCTTATGCTGACGAAAGAACCATCATTTGCATCGCTGCTGGTAAAACAAAGCCCGGCAATGCACTACGGTCACGGCTGGATCACGGGTGAGGATGGAAAACGCTGGCATCCATGTCATTCACAAGATGAATTGCTGTCTGAATTGACCACGAGGAAACGGAGAAAGTCCAAATGTATGCGGCAGAAAGTGAAGTGGTTTATCAGTTTCGTTACAGAGGGGAGAGTTATTCAGTACCTGAAGATGATTTGCTCTGTTGCTATCCGTCATTGTCGGGCGATGGCAGTTACTTTTTCACGTTAAAGGATGGGACGTTTTTACGGGGAGAGCAGGTTAAAGAGACGATACGAAAAAATGTATCTCCTCTTGAGCGTTACCGTAAGAACAAAGAACGATAGCTGCGTTTGGGGGATATGAAGTATGGCAATTAATGGCGCTGCAGCGACTGTTCCATTAAGCCCCGGTGAACGCCTGAATGGACTTAATCACATTGCGGAGTTAAGGGCGAAAGTGTTTGGCCTGAATATTGAGTCAGAGCTTGAGCGGTTTATTAAAGATATGCGTGATCCACGGGATATCAATAATGAACAAAATAAACGGGCACTGGCTGCCATATTCTTTATGGCAAAAATTCCAGCTGAACGTCATAGCATCAGCATTAATGAGCTGACCACTGACGAAAAGCGGGAGTTGATTAAAGCAATGAATCATTTTCGTGCAGTGGTGAGCTTATTTCCCAGACGGCTAACCATGCCGAATTAACCAACTAATGAAATTAATGGCGTAAACCCGCCGGGCATCCCTTTATCTAAATTCAGGAGAATTGATTATGCGTAATATTGAAACCCTCACGACTAAAACCGGACCGGATGACGCAGGGCTTAATATTTTACTGACAGAGGCTCGTCTGGAAGAACGCCGGGCAAGGGCTGAAGCAATGGCTGCCCGCCTTGATAGTCTTGCGTGTCATATCACATCCCGCCAGCTAAACCACGTCGAAGCGGCAGAACTGCTGCGTGTGACCGCTGAAGCAATCCAGAACGAAGCGCAGGAGATCCACTAATGGCTGATGCAATGGATCTCGTACAGCAGCGCGTTGAAGAAGAACGCCAGCGCCATATCCGTGCTGCCCGTGCCAAAACACCGGGCGTGTCTCGCGTGCTTTGTATTGAATGTGAAGCGCCAATTCCGCCAGCACGCCGCCGCGCCATTCCTGGAGTGCAGCTTTGCATTACCTGCCAGGAAATCGCAGAGCTGAAAGGCAAACATTACAACGGAGGTGCTGTATGAGCACCATCCTGAAATGGGCGGGTAATAAAACCGCCATTATGTCCGAACTGAAAAAATACCTTCCTGCTGGCCCGCGACTGGTTGAACCTTTCGCGGGTTCTTGTGCTGTGATGATGGCGACGGATTACCCCAGCTATCTGGTTGCGGATATTAATCCTGATTTAATCAACCTCTATAAAAAGATTGCCGCTGATTGCGAAGCGTTTATATCTCGTGCCAGAGTTTTATTTGAGGAAGCAAACAGTGAGCTGGCTTATTACAACATAAGACAGGAGTTTAATTACTCAACTGAAATTACTGATTTCATGAAGGCGATATATTTCCTGTATCTCAATCGTCACGGTTACCGTGGTTTATGTCGCTATAACAAGAGCGGGCATTTCAACATTCCCTACGGTAATTATAAAAATCCGTATTTCCCTGAAAAAGAAATTCGCGCATTTGCAGAGAAAGCCCCGCGGGCAACGTTTATCTGCGCCAGCTTTGATGAAACGCTGGCGATGTTGAAGGCGGGGGATGTGGTGTATTGCGATCCGCCGTATGACGGTACGTTTTCCGGCTATCACACTGATGGTTTCACTGAAGATGACCAGTATCACCTGGCATCCGTTCTTGAACATCGGTCATCAGAAGGTCATCCGGTCATTGTTTCTAACAGTGACACATCCCTGATTCGTTCGCTGTATCGCAATTTCACTCACCACTACATCAAGGCAAAACGCAGCATCGGCGTGTCGGCTGGCGAGAGTAAATCTGCAACAGAAATCATTGCTGTTTCCGGGGCGCGCTGCTGGGTGGGATTTGATCCTTCGCGTGGCGTGGATAGTTCTGCTGTGTACGAGGTGCGTGTATGAGTCATGCCGATATGAGCGACTCTAGCGGCTTTAACGAGGCCGCTGCAGCATTTTCATGGAACGGCCCGAAAAAGGCCATAAACCCTTATCTGGACCCGGCGGAAGTTGCGCCGGTTTCTGCGCTTTCAAACCTGATCACTCTGTATGCTGCCGATAACGAGCAGGAACAGCTGCGCCGCGAGGAATTGAGTGAACAGGTCTGGGAGCGTTATTTCTTTAATGAATCCCGTGATCCTGTCCAGCGCGAAATGGAGCAGGATAAGCTCATTAGTCGGGCAAAGCTGGCGCATGAGCAGCAGCGTTTTAACCCGGACATGGTCATTCTGGCGGACGTCAGCGCCCAGCCCACCCACATCAGCAAGCCGCTGATGCAACGTATCGAATACTTCAGCAGCCTGGGCAGGCCAAAGGCTTATTCCCGCTATTTGCGTGAGACGATTAAGCCATGTCTGGAGCGACTGGATTGTGTACGCGACAGTCAGCTATCTACTTCTTTCCGTTTTATGGCAAGCCATCAAGGGCTGGAGGGCCTGCTGATCCTGCCTGAAATGAGTCAGGATCAGGTGAAACGCCTGTCCACCCTGGTAGCTGCGCATATGAGCATGTGTCTTGAGGCCGCTTGTGGTGATTTGTATACCAACGATGACGTAAAGCCAGAAGAAATCCGCAAGACATGGGAAAAGGTGGCAGCGGAAACCCTGCGTCTGGATGTTATCCCGCCTGCGTTTGAGAAACTTCGTCGGAAAAGAAACCGCCGCAAACCTGTGCCCTATGAACTCATACCGGGTTCGCTGGCACGTATGCTTTGCGCCGACTGGTGGTATCGAAAATTGTGGAAGATGCGTTGCGAATGGCGGGAAGAGCAGTTGCGTGCTGTCTGTCTGGTCAGCAAAAAAGCATCTCCCTATGTCAGCTATGAAGCCGTGATGCATAAACGTGAGCAGCGCCGCAAGTCGCTGGAGTTTTTCCGTTCTCATGAACTGGTGAACGAAGACGGAGACACGCTGGATATGGAAGATGTGGTAAACGCCAGCAGCAGCAACCCGGCACATCGCCGCAATGAGATGATGGCCTGCGTTAAAGGTCTGGAGCTTATCGCGGAAATGCGCGGTGACTGCGCCGTTTTCTACACCATCACATGTCCGTCACGTTTCCATTCCACGCTCAATAACGGCAGGCCCAACCCGACCTGGACAAATGCGACGGTAAGACAAAGCAGCGATTATCTGGTCGGCATGTTTGCTGCATTTCGTAAGGCGATGCACAAAACCGGGTTGCGCTGGTATGGCGTACGGGTGGCTGAGCCGCACCATGACGGTACTGTGCACTGGCATCTCATGTGTTTCATGCGCAAAAAAGACCGCCGCGCCATTACTGCATTGTTGCGTAAGTTTGCCATCCGTGAAGACCGCGAGGAGCTGGGCAATAACACGGGCCCACGCTTTAAGTCTGAGCTGATAAACCCACGCAAAGGAACGCCGACAAGCTACATCGCAAAATACATCAGTAAGAACATTGACGGGCGTGGTCTGGCTGGCGAGATCAGCAAGGAAACGGGTAAATCCCTGCGTGATAACGCCGAATACGTTAATGCCTGGGCGTCTCTGCATCGTGTTCAGCAGTTCCGCTTCTTTGGTATTCCGGGGCGCCAGGCTTACCGTGAACTGCGATTGCTGGCTGGTCAGGCGGCAAGACAACAGGGTGACAAAAAAGCAGGTGCGCCGGTACTGGATGATCCGCGTCTTGATGCCATCCTGGCTGCTGCTGATGCTGGTTGTTTTGCCACCTACATCATGAAGCAGGGCGGCGTACTGGTTCCCCGCAAATATCACCTTATCAGAACAGCTTATGAAATTAACGAAGAGCCGACTGCCTATGGCGATCACGGTATTCGTATTTATGGCATCTGGTCACCCATTTCAGAGGGCAAGATCTGCACTCATGCAGTGAAGTGGAAAATGGTTCGTAAGGCCGTTGACGTTCAGGAGGCGGTAGCCGACCAGGGCGCTTGCGCCCCTTGGACTCGTGGCAATAACTGTCCCCTTGCTGAAAATTTGTACCAACAAGGGAAAGACAAATCAGCTGATGGGGGCTCCAGAACGGACATTACCCGCATGGATGACAAGGAATTGCACGATTACCTGCACAGTATGAGCAAAAAAGATCGCCGGGAGCTGGCAGCAAGGTTGCGCTTGGTGAAACCGAAACGGCGTAAAGACTACAAACAGCGAATTACAGATCATCAGCATCAGCAGCTCGTCTATGAACTGAAGTCCAGAGGATTTGATGGCAGCGAGAAAGAAGTCGATTTGCTCCTTCGCGGTGGCAGTATTCCGTCAGGAGCAGGCTTGCGTATCTTCTATCGGAACCAGCGTTTGCGGGAAGATGATAAGTGGCGGAACCTGTATTAATTACGCGGGTTAACAATTCGTGCTCTTAATAATACCAGGCATATCAGGCTGATGAACGTAAAAAAACGTTTTACATCAGTAAGATTATTATATACTGTAAATATAAACAGTGGTTATGTATACAGCATTTCTTGTGGTGTCATAGGAGGAAAGATGCAGGACTATTTTTTGGAGTCTTTGAAGCTCCAGCGCATTGATTTTTTTCTTAAGCTTGTAGCGGCTAGTGAGTGTAGTGATGAAGAGAAGGGGCTGGCTTTGCAGTGGGTTTCTGAACTAACAGATGAACTCATGGCAAAAATCAGAACCCACGAATACAACCGCTCAATGGATGTCATCAGTTGAGGTGACTTTTATGCGCATTGAAATAATGATCGATAAAGAGCAGAAGATTAGCCAGTCTATCCTGGACGCCCTTGAATCCGAGCTTTACCGCAATCTGCGCCCCCTGTATCCCAAAACGGTAATTCGTATCCGCAAAGGTAGCTCTAACGGTGTGGAACTGACCGGACTGCAACTGGACGAAGAAAGAAAACAAGTGATGAAAATTATGCAGAAGGTGTGGGAAGACGACAGCTGGCTGCATTAAGAAACGTTGCTGGCGTCTGAACTTGCTTCTGACGTCAGCAACGTTGAACAACTAGTTTAGTGGGGCATTAGTCATGGGGTAAAATACAGTAACCATTATTTTCACTTCCGCTCAGATTTAACCGAACGTTAGTTTTGCTACGTATGATGGGCTGCAAATTACCTTTTGGGATTTGTGATAGATACGAAAATCCTATTAGATGCTTGTTAGACCGGAAGCGCCACTTCGAACGAAAAGTAATGGCCACTTATGCCGGTTTAAAAGCCTTAACCTTGTATAGTTATTTGAATATTTTCTTCATTGACACCAAAGTATAGGGCTAGCCCTGCTTTTGCCTCCTGAAGTGTTAACGGCTTAACTACATTTTCTTCTTCTTCTTCGTACTCATCACCCGCTTGATCGACAATCGAATTAGTCGGGGTTAATTTTGGAAGAGCTTTAAATTCCAACTTGTCAGCCTCAATGCCAATGTCTTTGAGGTTGCGATAAGAAACGGGATTCCGATTGCCATCCCATTGTCCTGGGATGTCAATTTCAGCATAAGAATTGATGTTTATGATCCAGCGTTTAGGGTTTTCTGGAGCCCTGCTTACTCCCGAGATTCGACCGATCATAAAAGCATGATGATGTTTTGCTTCTTGTGATCCCCAGTCCTTTCTCGAATTTTGTACACAAACTAAATATTCGTGCTTAGCTGCATGGCTGGCGTCAAGTCTCCATGCTTGGCTTCCCCCTGTGTTCAAAATCTCTGTTAAACCACGAGCAGTAAGTACAGTAATACAGTTGGTAGTAGCCATTGAATTGTGACCCCGTCTTTTTTAGAGAAATACTATTGATGAATGTAGTTTACGTATTTTTTTATTGAGTAGTCAAGTTAGTATTCTGCTCGTTATTGGCTGTTTTTTGAGTGTTGTGAGTTAGTACTTTGTGTAGTACCTCTTGGTTTATGAGGGTTAAATCTAAGTTATGACAAAGGGAGGCAGGGGGAACGCGCAGCGCAAGGTGTACAGGAGGCCATAAGGACTCACTTGAAGTAAGAAAAGATCGATAAAGCAACAATGCATGTCTATGCCGCATGAATTCGCATGATCGTTTGAGGATCGTTTTAGCTGAGGCCCGCTAGGAATGGCGGGCTTTTGTTTATGTCATGCAAGTGCATGAAAACCACTACATAAAGCGGGCAGGCGTGGCGGGGATACGAGCGCGCGCTGGGAGGTATAAGAATGAAGTACAATTAACTTCACTTTGTTGAGTAAAATGCTATAAGAATAATGCAAATTATTGAGTCCCATTAGTTCAAAACTTAGGGATATCTTATGTGAAAGGAGGTTATATGTTAGATAAATTGATTTTTAATTCAGGAAGTAATCCAACATCTAAATCTTCATTATCGGTTGACTTGACTCCATTGACAATTTTTGTGGGGCCGAATAATAGTGGTAAATCTAGAGCTTTAATCGATATAGAAAATCAACTGACAACCCGAAATGCAGCGCAGGGAGAAGTAATAAAACAGATATTAATCAAACCACTTTCTGAGGATGAAGCAAAAAAGGAAATTGAATCTTTACAAGTTGAGCCAAACCAGGATGAAAAGCATGCGGGGCATGTTGTTTTATCTAGGCTAAACCTCCGTGGTGAAGGAATATCTAGGATTCTAGTGTATTTGGATGGAATGTTAAGAGAATTCCAGCAACCCAATGAATTCAATCGGGAGCATCTATATCAATATTACTCGTTGCTGACTCTAAGGTTGGATGGTAGAAGTCGACTTTCCTTAACTTCAAGTCAAGGTTCATCCGATTTACAAGGAGAACCTACGAATAACCTTTCATTTCTTTTTAAAAATAATAAAGCAAGGATGGAGCTAAGAGATATCGTTTTTGATGCTTTCGGGAAGTATCTTGTTATTGATCCAACAAATATAGGTTATCTTAGAATTCGTCTTTCTGAGCGCGCTCCTGAGACTGAACAAGAAGAAAGAGGTTGGGATGAAAAGTCAGTGCTTTTTCATTCAAAAGCGTCATTGATTACAGAGGCTAGCGATGGTGTTAATGCTTTTGTTGGGATGATGATTTCGCTGATAGTTGGCTCACCAAAGGTGACTCTAATTGATGAGCCGGAAGCTTTTTTACATCCATCCTTATGCTCAAAGTTAGGAAAGGAAATATCTAGGATTAGTGCTCATAGTAATAAAAATGTGTTTATTTCAACGCATAGCGCTAATTTTTTAATGGGTTGTGTTCAAGGTAAAGTGCCATTGAATATAGTTAGGCTTACTTTTGATGGTAAATCTGGTACGTCTAGATTACTAACAAAGGAACAATTGACGCCGCTCATGAGAAATCCGTTATTAAGATCTATTGGTGTGCTAAACGCATTGTTTTATAATTACGTTGTCGTTACTGAAGCGGATGCAGATAGGGCATTTTATCAAGAGATTAATGAGCGCTTATTGGCTGCTGGAGATCCTCGGGGTATTGAGGGATGCCTGTTTTTGAATGCTCAAAACAAACAAACTGTTTGGGATATAGTAAAACCCCTTCGTGAGCTAGGTATTCCCTGCGTTGGAGTGGTAGATATCGATATATTGAAGGAGGGAGGAGTTGTATGGAAAAAACCAATGCTTGGAGCTTTTTTTCCAGAAATGAAGCATGAAACTTTAGGTTTGGAAAGACAAAAGCTTTTTCAAGCCTTCAAAAATACGAATAAAAATATGAAGACAGATGGGGGCCTCTCCTTGTTATCGGGTTCAGATAAAACCGCCTGCTCTGAGTTTTTTAAATCCCTTTCAGATTATGGGGTTTTTGTCGTTCCAACGGGCGAGATCGAGTCTTGGTTGCAAAATCTTGAAATAGGTCGAGGAAAGAATACTTGGTTAACAAGTATTTTCGAGAAGATGGGGGATGATCCTAATGATGAATCATATGTGAAGCCATCTGAAGGTGATGTTTGGGATTTTATTGGGAATATAAAGCACTGGTTGGTTAACCCTGAAAGGAAGGGTATTCCCGAGTGAGTTTATTGAGCCGCTTTAGCGGCTCTTTTCATATTCCTATGCAAGGTTATATTCATTAAATTGCATTATTGGCTCCTTTATCCATTCATTTACTTCTTGAAGCCTTTTTTGCAATGGAATTAGCTCATTACGGACAAAGACCCTGCTGGCTTTCTCCACATCCCCAAATCCCCCGACATTATTTGGCATTATCCCCATCATTTGTGGCGGCACACGATGCGCAGCCATCATGTCATCCCGGCTCACGTTCTTGATATTCAGAAACTCATCCTTCGCCGCGACTTCTGACAACGGGATGATCTGAAGCCCGTCCTTTTTGCCGTTAGGCGAGTACATAAACAGGTTGCGGAAGTTGCCAGGGCCTTTGGCGCTTTTCATCGCATTGCGGAGGTTGTTCACATCCTCCTGGTTCTGCGCGGCATCGGTCATGTACATGATGAAGCCTGCATGACTGCCGTTAATGTAATACTTCCGGCGGAACAGCGTGGCGGACTCGTTGAGCAGGGCTGACGGAATGGCAGAAAGATAACCTGGCAGGCCGTAGATCTCCTGGTTGATGTCAGGTTCCATCAGATGAAAAATGCTGCCTTTCGTGAACTGATACGGCTGGGTTGTCATACCGTATTGCACAAACCAGTAGGTATCCAGGTCTAACCCGCGTCGGGTGTATTTTGCCAGCGCAGGCTCAAGGGCTATAACTTCACCGAATCGGTTCGTGCGTTTCTCCAGGTAGGCGTTACCAAATACCAGATAGTCCTGCACAAAACGCGAAAAAGCCTGTTGGCTGAGCAGCGGATGAGGGATATAGGTACTGGTCAGAATGTTGCACTTTACTGCAATCGGGGAACTGTGATGCACGGCAGCCCGGAAGGTGCGCGCCAGTCCGTCAAAACTTACGGGTGGCTCATACCAGCGATCCGTCTGTACGCATTCCACATAGTCCAGCAGTTCGCGGCGGTCCAGTACAGGAATGGGATCACCAAAGCTGAAAGCTTCGGCTGAAGTTTGATTTTTATGCTGGCTCCGTTTCGTCGCAGCAGCGCGGTTTTTCTTACTCTTTCCCATCAAAAAATCTCCACAATATTGCTGGTATTGGCGGACTCGCCCTGCAGCGGTTCGTTAAACAGTGCGTGCATTGTTGCCCAGGCCAGATCGGCGTGGCTGGCTTCTTCGCTGCGGCTAGCTTCATAGGTCGGGCGGTTGCCGCTGGCGGTGGTGGCGCGACGGATTGCCATGAATGACTGCGCAATGTCGGTGTGCCCGGCGTCAAACTCCAGACGGCGGTGGCTGATAATGTCGTAGGCCTTGAGTACCAGGGCGTTTTTAACGTTGGGGTTGTAGACAAACTCCCGGACGGCAGGAAAGAACGCTTTCACGTTCTCATAAACCCCGTGACCGACGCCTGTCGAGTCGATGCCGATATAGGTCACGTTGTACTGCTCGGTCAGTTTTTTGATTGCATCAGCCTGGGCGCGGAAGTCCATCCCGCGCCACTGGTGACGCTCAAGAATGCGAAACTTACCGCCTGGCACGGCTGGCGGTGCCACCACCACGCATCCGGCGCTGTCGCCATTCTGCGTACCTTTTGCCGGGTCATAACCGATCCACACCTCGCGCCAGCCAAACGGGCGCAGGGCCAGTGCATGAAAGTCGGTCCAGACTTCCCAACTGTCCACCATGCACGCCTGCAGCTCGCTGAGCGGAAACACGGATGCGAGATCGTCCACAAACTCGCACATCAGCAGGTTCTGGTATTCGTCCGGGCTGTACTCCATGCGTAGCTGGTCGAGGTCGAACAGGTTACAGCCGCCGCGCACCGCATCTTCCACGGTGACTATCTGGCGGTATTGCCCGTCTGCGCACAGCAGGCCGGGGGCCAGATTGCTGTGGGACAGGTCGATGTCCACCTTATCGGCTTTGTTGCGCCCACGGTTGAACAGCGCACCGGACCAGAACGGATAAGCACTGTGTGTCAGACTGGATGGCGTGGAAAAATAGGTTTGTCGCCATTTTTTGTGAATAGCCATACCGGAAGCCACTTTGCGCAGCTCCTGGAATTTCGGTATCCAGAAATATTCATCCAGATACAGGTTGCCGTGGTAACTCTGGGCCGTGCGGGCATTGGTGCCGAGGAAGTAAAGCGTGGCCCCGTTAGGAAGCACCATCGGATCGCCTTTCAGCTCCACCTCCACTTCTTTGGCAAAGTCGATGATGTACTGTTTAAAGACGTGGGCCTGAGCCTTGCTGGCAGAAAGGAAAATCTGGTTACGCCCGGTCAGCAGGGCGTCAATCAGGGCTTCACGGGCAAAGTAAAAGGTCGCGCCGATCTGGCGTGACTTCAGCAGGTTGCGGATGCGGTTGGTTTTTCCGGCTTCCCACCAGTGGCGCTGGTAGTTGAACATAGAGGAATGGAAGATTTCTTCCAGTTTCTCAATCTGTTCATCGGTGAAAACATTCTTTTCCGGCTGACGACGTGGGCCTTTGTTGCGGTTGGCAACGTTAGGGTTTAAGTCGGCTTCGTTGCCGCCATTGTTAAACTTGCCGATCCGCGCGTGGCGCTCAGACTGGCGTGCCAGCAGGTCAATTTCTTTGAAATCTTTCCCTTCTTTGTGCTCCTTCATAATGAGCTGGCAGTAGCGTGCGGCGGTGGTGAGCTGCATCTGATCCAGCGGCCCATAGTCACCCCACTTGTCGCGTTTTTTCCAGCTGTGAACGGTTGCAACTTTCTCGCCCAGCATTTCAGCAATGCGGGCGACGCGGTATCCCTGAAAGTACAGCAGCATGGCCTGCCGACGGGGATCGAGATCTGCGGGTGTCAGTGTGGTGTTCATGGCACAAACCTACAGCCTTGAATGAAGGCTTTCCCCGCCTGCGGTTTGTGTGGTTGAAGGACTTTCAGTTGCGGGGCCAACTGCAGCTTATGAATTTCATGCCCGAAGCGCCGACGGTCGGGTGGCGGATGCCAGTGCAACCAGCCCGGCACCTGCAGAGGTGGTGCTGACTGTCCTTAGCCGCGAAGGCGATGGAACTGCAGAAAAAGACCTGCTGGACGTGGTGGAAAAAGCTCTGAACAGTGAGAACGTCCGCCCGGTGGCTGACCGTCTTACGGTTCGCAGCGCAGAAATCATCCCGTATCGCGTGGAAGCCACCATTTTTCTCTATCCGGGACCGGAAGCAGAGCCGGTAATGGCAGCGGCAAAAGCCAGTCTGCAGAAGTACATTGCCAGCCAGACGAGGCTTGGTCGGGATATTCGCCGTAGCGCCATCTTTGCTGCTCTGCATGTTGAGGGTGTTCAACGTGTGGAACTGGCTTCTCCGCTGGCGGATGTGGTCCTGAACAAAACACAGGCGGCATCATGTACGCAGTGGAGCGTAACCAACGGAGGAACGGATGAATAGTCTGCTGCCACCGGGTTCAACTTCACTGGAGCGCCGACTGGCGCAAACCTGTAGCGGGATTTCTGATTTGCAGGTGCCGCTGCGTGACTTGTGGAATCCGGCTATCCAGCGTGTGCTGGAGAAGGTGAACGCACTGCCGCAGGACAAGCGTCTGTCTGCCATGACCATGTTGTTTGGTAAAGAGTTTGGCGATGACGCGGCGAAACTGGCAAACAACCTGCCGGAACTACAGCGCCAGCTAAAACTGACAGCGGGCAATGATGCGCTCGGTTCCATGCAGAAAGAATCCGACATCAACAAGGACTCACTTTCTGCTCAGTGGTTGCTGGTTAAAACCGGAGCGCAGAATACCTTCAGCAGCCTGGGCGAAACGCTGCGCCAGCCGCTGATGGATATTCTGTACACGGTGAAAAGCGTTACGGGAGCGTTGCGTCGCTGGGTGGAAGCTAACCCGGAACTGACGGGCACACTGATGAAAGTAGCCGCTATTGTGGCTGCGGTTACCGTCGGCCTCGGCACCTTGGCTGTGGCGCTGGCTGCAGTGCTGGGGCCGCTGGCAGTCATCCGTCTGGGATTCTCTGTGCTGGGCATCAAAACGTTACCTTCCGTTACGGCAGCAGTAACACGAACCAGCAGCGCGTTGTCCTGGCTGGCTGGCGCACCACTGGCACTGCTGCGACACGGGCTTGCTTTATCGGGTAACGCAGCGGGTTTACTTACTGCGCCGTTGTCGTCTTTGCGCCGTACGGCATCACTGACGGGAAATGTCCTGAAAACTGTTGCAGGTGCGCCGGTTGCACTTTTGCGGTCTGGATTATCCGGTTTACGTGCGGTTGCTGTGATGTTTATGAATCCTCTGGCGGTACTGCGCGGTGGACTGACCGCCGCAGGTACGGTGCAGCGAGTACTGGCATCTGGTCCACTGGCGATGCTGCGCGTTGCCCTGTATGCCATATCTGGTCTGTTAGGTGCTCTGCTCAGTCCGATAGGTCTAGTGGTTACTGCACTGGCAGGCGTGGCGCTGGTTGTCTGGAAATACTGGCAACCCATCACCGCATTTCTCGGTGGCGTGGTGGAGGGATTCAAAGCGGCGGCAGGTCCCGTCAGTGCCGCATTCGAACCACTTAAGCCTGTGTTCCAGTGGATTGGCGACAAAGTGCAGGCGCTGTGGGGCTGGTTTACTGACCTGCTGACGCCCGTTAAGTCGACCTCTGCCGAACTGCAGAGTGCAGCGGCAATGGGGCGACGATTCGGGGAGGCTCTGGCGGAAGGGCTGAATATGGTCATGCATCCGCTGGACTCCCTGAAATCCGGCGTTTCCTGGTTGCTGGAGAAACTCGGCATTGTCAGTAAAGAGGCCGCAAAGGCAAAACTACCGGAAAGCGTGACGCGTCAGCAACCTGCGACGGTGAATGCAGACGGCAAAGTGATGATGCCATCGGGTGGTTTTCCATCATGGGGATATGGCTTTGCGGGGATGTATGACAGCGGCGGGTATATCCCGCGCGGGCAGTTTGGCATCGTCGGTGAAAACGGGCCGGAAATTGTTAACGGCCCGGCAAATGTGACCAGCCGGAGAAATACAGCTGCACTGGCTGCCGTTGTTGCCGGAATGATGGGCGTTGCTGCCGCGCCAGCAGAGCTTCCACCGTTGCACCCTTTGGCACTTCCCGCGAAAGGTGGAGAAGCAATTGTGAGTCGCGCAGCCACTGTGCCGCTCGTTCAACGGATTGAGGCACCGACGCAGATCATCATTCAGACGCAGCCAGGACAAAGTGCGCAGGATATTGCGCGGGAGGTGGCACGCCAGCTTGATGAACGTGAACGCAGGCTGAAGGCAAAAGCCAGGAGTAACTACAGCGATCAGGGGGGATACGACGCATGATGATGGTGCTGGGATTGTACGTGTTTATGCTGCGCACCGTTCCGTATCAGGAACTGCAGTATCAACGCAGCTGGCGACATGCGGCAAACAGTCGGGTAAACCGACGTCCGTCCACGCAGTTTCTGGGACCGGAAAACGACATGCTGACGCTTTCCGGTGTTCTTATGCCGGAGATAACAGGCGGCAGGCTGTCGTTGCTGGCACTGGAGCAGATGGCAGAACAGGGGAAAGCATGGCCCCTGATTGAAGGCAGCGGCATGATTTACGGCATGTATGTGATTGAGGGACTGAATCAGACTAAAACGGAGTTTTTCCGCGACGGTATGCCGCGCCGGATTGAGTTCACCCTGTCGCTCAAACGAGTGGATGAATCCCTGTCCGATATGTTCGGTGATCTCAGTGCGCAACTGAATAATCTGCAGGACACGGCAACGTCTGCCTTAAGCGATATCAGTAAAACGGTGGGAGGGCTGCTGTCGTGAATTTCAGCTCAGAACTGCTTAACAAAGGCAACAAAACTCCCGCATTCAGCATCAGTATTGAGGGCAGGGATATCACCACAGTGCTGGATAACCGCCTGATGAGTTTGACGCTGACGGATAACCGGGGCTTTGAAGCGGACCAGCTTGATCTGGAGTTGGATGACGCTGACGGAAAAATCGTGCTGCCGCGCCGTGGTGCGGTCATTACGCTGGCGCTGGGCTGGAAGGGGCAGCTGCTTTTCCCGAAAGGGGCATTCACAGTGGACGAGATTGAACACACTGGCGCACCGGACCGCCTGACTATCCGGGCGCGAAGTGCTGATTTTCGGGAAACGCTGAATACCCGCCGTGAAAAATCGTGGCATAAGACCACCGTCGGGGAAGTGGTGAAGGAAATAGCCGCGCGGCACAAGCTGAAGATGGCACTGGGTAAAGACCTGTCGGATAAGCCCGTGGAGCATATAGACCAGACTAATGAGAGTGACGGCAGTTTTCTGATGCGGCTGGCGCGACAATACGGTGCCATCGCGTCGGTGAAAAATGGCAATCTGTTATTCATCCGGCAGGGGCAGGGCAAAAGCGTCACTGGTAAACCTCTGCCAGTGATCACTATCACACGCAAGGACGGCGACAGTCACCGATTTACCCTGGCAGATCGCGGAGCCTACACGGGCGTAATTGCCAGCTGGTTGCATACCCGCGAACCTGCGAAGAAAGAAAGCACCACGGTGAAGCGTAAGCGCAGAACTAAGAAGCAGAAGAAAGAGCCAGAAGCGAAGCAGGGCGATTACCTGGTGGGTACGGATGAAAACGTGCTGGTACTTAATCGCACTTATGCCAACCGGAGCAACGCCGAACGAGCGGCGAAAATGCAGTGGGAACGCCTGCAACGCGGCGTTGCGTCATTTTCGCTACAACTGGCAGAAGGGCGGGCAGATCTCTACACGGAAATGCCTGTGAAGGTCAGTGGTTTTAAACAGCCGATAGATGATGCGGAATGGACCATTACGACTCTGACACATACCGTCAGCCCGGATAACGGTTTTACAACCAGTATTGAACTCGAAGTGAAGATTGATGATTTCGAAATGGAATGATTCTTCGCAATGGAGAACTTTTAAGTTTGCAAAATGGAATAATGCGGTATCATTATTGTGAATTTAGCAAAAATGGGAGAACTCGAAAAATGATGATTTGCCCACTGTGTGGAAGTGCCGCCCATACTCGCAGCAGTTTTCAGGTATCTTCATTGACCAAAGAGCGTTACAACCAGTGCCAGAATATTAACTGCAGCCATACTTTTGTAACCCATGAAACTTTTGTTCGTTCGATTGCAACGCCAAAAGAGTCAAATCCGGTTCAGCCGCATCCAATGAAATCAGGACAGGTGGCGCTCTCTCTTTGACGCTGCCGCCATTTTGTCGCCATCGTTAAAAAACAGTGCTTCTAACGTCATGATTTTAAACGACATAAATTTCAGGCAACAAAAAACCCA